GAGCAGGCAGGCCCGAAGACGATTCACGACGAGAGCTATTCCGCCGCATGCGTTGGCAAGTGGGGAGAGCTGCTTGAAGGGATCCCTGTCAAGCATGACCGTGGCTACACCAAGAAGGCCACAGCGATCCTCCTGGAAAACGAGATGGAACACATCAAGTCTTTCCACGAGGATACCCTGAGCACCAATGCAGGTTCGTTCACGAAGTTCGTGTTCCCGATCCTGCGGAGGGTGTTCCCCAACCTGATCGCCAACCAGCTCGTATCGGTTCAGCCGATGACCCAGCCGATCGGTGGAATCTTCTTTTATGAGAAGAAGTACGACGGTCGCAAGGGAACGAAGATTCCGCAGGGCGGCGTCACTGACGATCCGACCGACATGGCTTACACGGGTGCGCTGGCGGAAGATGACAACATCAACCAGAACTTCGCGAAGTACTACAGTTCGGAGTTTGTAGATTACGACGCGGCCTGCACAGACACTGGCGCGGCCTCGGCCACCCTGAACCAGGGCTCGGCAAACTGCGCGGTGACAGAGTGGAATCCGATCAGGACTCCCGCTGTCGACGCTCAGCGCACCTTCTACGTGAAGGCGTTCTACCGTATCGCCGATGCGGACGCTGCTGATGTAGCGGTAGAAGTTGAGGCCACGCTGGACGCTGCAGGGCATCTGATCGACGACATCAACGGCAACGACGTCGGAACGTTCGCTGTCGCCACGGGCAACTGGGCGATCACGCCACTCGGATCTGCGGCTGGCGCGTCGGACTTCTGGGCCAATACCGTCATTTACTTCCAGTACTTCGTGAACTGGGAGTTGGTCGGGTACACCGATGGCGCAGAGATTCCGAGCATCAGCTTGGATATCGCGCTGCACACCGTCAAGGCTGAGAGCCGTAAGCTCAAGGCTCGCTGGACGGTGGAAGCGGTGGATGACCTTCGTTCCCTGCACGGCATCGACGCCGAGGCAGAGCTTGTCAGCACCTTCTCGAATGAGGTGATGCTGGAAGTGGACCGTGAGGTCATCACTGACCTCATCAATGGTGCTGCGCACTCGATCGCGTACACCTACGCTCCAGGCATCCCCGGAGAGCTGGAGAGCATCCGCCATTTGGTCACGCAGATCAGCGCAGTAGCGTCGAAGATTCACACGACCTCTGGCCGCGCACCGGCCAATTTCATCGTCGTGTCTCCTGACGTTGGTGGGTTGCTGGACCAGCTGTCCACACACGGTGACTACGCGAGCATCGAGTCGAACGTGCAGTCCCCGAGCTATGGCCCTGTCATGGCGAACTACGGCATCATGCGGATCGGTACGCTGCTCCGCAAGTACGCCGTTTACCAGGACCCCTACATGCAGCCCAACCAGATCTTGGTAGGACTCAAGGGGAACAGCTTCCTGGACGCGGGCTACGTGTACGCTCCGTACATTCCGCTGCAGGTCACCCCGACCTTCCTGGACCCGAATGACTTCACGTTCCGTAAGGGCGTGAGGACTCGGTACGCCACTCGCATGTTGCGTAACGAGTACTACGGCGTGATCACGGTAACTGGATTGCCATCTGTGACCACGACCCTGTAGTCAGGGGTTGATACAGGGCGTCGGATAGGCGCATGAACCCAGAGGCCGGGTCGGTAGTAACCGGCTCGGCCTCTTTTTTTGAAGGAGAATTTTTCATGTTGAAAAAAAAATATATGCTGACACGTCGGCAGACCAAACGCTGTACCCATATCGGAACACGGCTTGATGTCCGTCCGGGGACACAGCCCAACGTGACGATGCTGGTGACGGTCCCGTTCACCCCAGGCAAGATCACAGAGGTTGACGAGAACATCGACATGAGCGCCACGGTTGAAGCCAGGTTTATCGTCGAAATAAAGCCCAAGGCTGTGAAGGTTGCGGAAGAAGTTCCAGAGACACCTGAAGTTCCAGAGACACCTGAAGTCCCGGAGATACCCGAGGAGCCGGAGATACCCGAGACTTCCGTTGAGCCCGTTGAGGTTGAAAAATCTGATAAGCCCGATGAGCCAGAGGAGCCAGCCGAAGAGCCCGTTGTCGAGGTTGTCGAGGGAGCTACCGAGGAGGAGTTGGCGACTGCCGATCCAGAGGCGGTTGAGGAGCCCGATGAGTCCGAGGGTGAGGAGCCAGAGGGTGAAGTGGTCGACGATGAGCAGGAGGGCGACGTCGAGCCTTCTGGCGACGATCCCGAGGAGGAAGAAGAGCCCGAGTACGAGGAATTGGACGATGGTCGATTCCGTTGTCTTCTTTGTCTTGCAGCGGGAGACAAGAAGATTCTCAAGACAGAAAACGGGATGATCGATCACATCAATGACAAGCATCGCTAGGAGATATCATGTTGGAGCACGAGAATCGGTTGGACAACACGATCCCTGCTGGTAAATTTGGAGACGAAGAGGGTGTCGAGGTCAGGACCAAAATGGGCTCCGTCATTACGACTGGGCATGTGATGTCGGTCATGCCGTTCGGGTTGATCGTGCGGGAGTCCACCGGAGACACTAAGTTTTACGCAGAGAATCTGTATCTCTTTGCGTCGCTGGAGGGGCCTCCCCCTACGGTGGTGAAGGATCAGCTGAACGATATGTCTCTGGACTCAAGGGTGCAGAAGAAGCTGATCGACATGGGAGAGGCGGGAGATCCGACCCCTGGGGAGACTGGGGCGAAGCCACTCGATCCCAAAGCTACCGACGATGATTACAAGGACAAGGACGGCGAGAAGGGGAAGAAGGGTGGCGATTCTGGCGACAAGAAGGACGACGAGAAGAAGAAAGATGCCGTCGCCGACCCTGACTCTGCTATTGATACCGATCAGTTGCCCGATGACATCAAGCAGGCTATCATTTCGACAAAGGACATGGACGAGGGGCAGCTGAATGGAGTGATTAGAGAGTGCTCTGACGCGGCGCTCAAGGCTTTGAAGCGGACGGGAATTGCAGAAACTGAGGTTTTCGGGTTGGTGCAGAAAATCAGTGATGCCTTGTTTGAGGTTCTTACGGGTAAAAAGCCCACGAAGAAGGAGTAGCCCGTGCGATTCACGGAAGCACAGGTCAAGGAGTGGATTTGTCGACGTCTCGGAAAGGGTGTCGTCAAGGTTGAATTGACCGATGAGCAACTTGACGATGCGGTTCGAGACGCCAAGGAATGGTGGCAAATGTGGGTGGGGCAGTGCAAGAGTGTGTTGTTTACGCTCACCGATTCGACGGAGTACGCCGAGGCGTTGATTGCTCCTGACATTGATTCCGTGGTAGATGTTGTTTTTGAGTCATCGACGGAGAGCTTTACTAATTTGTTTTCCTGGGCCGACGTGGACATCAATCCGTACACCTTCATCTATGGGGGTGGTGGAGAGGGGCTATCTTCTCTGGTGCAGTATATGCAGTATCGGGAGATGGCGAAGCAGATTGTGTCTTCTGATAAGGATTGGGATTGGGATCGTGCGAAGCGATCTGTGGTTATTTCGCCGAGGCCATCCGCTGGCGCTCGTGTTTTGATTACCTATATCTCAACGACGATGTTGATGGATTACATGACCAATTATGAAGTGCGAGTTTTTCGCAATTATGCCCTGGCGATGGCGATGAAGATGCTGGCGGTTATTCGCATGAAGTACGCCGAGAAGCCGTCGGCGATGGGTGGGTTCGCGATGGACGGTGATGCGATGTGGGCGAACGCCGAGGCGATCGAGGGGGACATGGAAGAAAAAGCAAGGCAGTTACAGGCCCCTGTTGGATTCTTTGCAGAGTAGCGAACTCCAGTTCGCAAGGAGAAAATACGAATGTTGGACATGAAAGAACTCAAGGAGATGGCCAAAAAGGTCGACGGGATTTTGACCGATGAGGAGCGTGTGCTTCTGGGTCTGGATCCGAGGGATGATACTGTCCTGCGTGCGCGCGCGAAGCAGCTCATTGAGAACAACCTGGCTCAGTCGATGACGCTGACTCCGTTGGTCGACATGAAGGACAAAAAGACTCTTCATCCGTGGCAGGGCAAGGAATCAGATTCCGAGATCGCGTTCAATTTCGAGAACGTGATGGACGCTCAGATACTTTACGACTTCGTGACCAACACGGGGCTCCTGGAACCGGGAGAGGTAAAGATGCACATCTCCGAG